TAAGCGCGATTTGACGCCATTGGTATTCAGCGGCAGTGATGACGTCACTTTGCTGAATGTTCAATACGTCATAACCAGAGTAGCGCTGGTAGGTTCCGTTTGTGTTGTAATCGAGTGGAGTTGTGATGGTCAGACCGCCATCTTCCTTACGATAATTACCCTTTTTCATCATATACGCATAAAGCGCATTGTTGCGGGTGATGTTGTCCTTCACGTCTTTCGAGTGATTCCGGAAAGTGGTGGAAACCAGCTCGGTGAAGGTTGCACTAGGACTTGGCATAATGTTACCTTTCTATATGAGAGTTAACCACGAGCCTCGATAGCGGCCATGGTTGCTGCGAGCGTGTCGTCCATCGTTCCGACCGGAACCGTTCCGTTCGCGGACTTGGGAATGGCAGTCACATTTGAAGCGTTTCGACGGGCTTTAGTATCTTCGCGGGTTTGCGCCTGAACTTGCGCGGAGGTAACCGTCTCGGATGTTATCCGTTCGATCTCCTTCTGCCGAGTAACAGGATTGGCGTAGACCGCCTTATCGTAGGCTTCGGCGAGGGTTTTGCAAACCCCCGATTTGAGGAAGGTCGCTATGTCTTCGCTGACTTCCTCGAAATATGGATGGGCGGGATCGGCGGCAAAGTCTTGAACCTGCTGCGCGAAAGATTGGCGAACTTGCTCATGCTCGCGGTTGGTTATGGTCTTAACGCCGGTTTCGAGTTCCGCGATCTTGGCTTTCAAAGCCTCGACTTCGGGATTGACCTCTGGAGCATTAGCCATGTTGCTGGCTATGAGATTTGGATGGATGCCGTAGTGATTGAGCAGATTTGTTGCTACGGTTAGCTTTTGCTCAGGAGTCCCTCGACTGAGCAGATAGTGGTTGGCCGCGAAGTTACCGAACATCTCAACGGGGTCGATGCCTTCACTCTCGAGTATGGGCTTGAACTCAGCAATGACGCCTTCATACCGATCGCCGACTTCGGCCCGACCTTTGTAAGCTTCCAAACCATTAAACATGTCCTGCTCGCGTTTGAGGATTTCCGCCTTGATGGACGGATCGACGCTATCCCACTTTCCTGCGGCTTCTTTAGACCAAGTAGACGGTGCAGAGGGGGTTTCCGCTCCAGTTTCTGCACCGTCTACAGTAGATTGCTGCTCACCTCCTTCCACCTCAGACTCGGTTTGGGGAGGAGCGCCATCAGCTTTCGTCGGCGTGACACCTGAAGTCGCGTCCTCCCCTTCCAGTTGAGTCGAACTTTCGGCATCTTCACTCTGCCCAAAAAGATCTGAGGCTATATCCGCCACACCGGCAGAGATGTCCAACTCTTCTGAATTAGTGTCGTCAAGGTTTACGTCATCATTAAAAGGCGGCATTATAGGGCACTCCTGCTGTAGCCGAGATCAGCCCCTGAGGTAAGCTCTGTTGCCAGTGCCTCCTTTTTCGCCGAGGATAGGGACTCAAACTCTTTTTCCACTGTCTTGTCTAACTCTCTTTCAAATTCCGCATCGGCACTTGCCTTTGCTTTTTTTGCCTGCTCCGTCTCTCCGGCCTCGTAAACCCTACAACCATGCTTTGCAAGGTTATTTTCATGCTGGGCTTTAGAGCCAATCCACTCTCCTGTCACGGGGCAGTCATAACCTACATTCTCGACAGAGAACCTAACCGGACTAATAACGCGGGTTGCGGGTGATTGACAAGCACAATGTTGCAAGTCGTCAAAGTCGTCTAACCGAACCATGCGCTCGAACTTATGACCAGACTCGCAGACAAAATCATACAGAGGCATCAGACTCTCCCTTCTTTTCCGAAGCTTCGTGCTGGGAGTTCATGGCTTCCATTTTTAGCTTGTGCTGACGCTCTTGGACTTGAAGTTTCAAGGACAGTGCGGCCTTTTGGAGTTGGAGTTCGGCTTGTTTAATCGCGAACTCTTCTCTCCGAATTTCGGACTCTAGTTGAGCTAGTTCCTTTTTCGACTCGACCTCCATCTGCATGATTTGCATTTCCATTTGAGCTTTTTGCTGGTCGATCTTGGCTTGCTCCTGTAGTTGGAGAAGCTTAGCCTGCTCTGCGGGGTCCGGGCCTTCCTCAGGTTTTGGAGGCGCTGCCATCATTTGGAGAGCATCTTCGAGTTGAGGGCCGAAGGTATAGCGGCGGGAGACTGATAGAAGCATCTCCTTCGCGATCTCGAACGGCAAGACGCCTCTTTCGATGAGCGGAGCGACTCCGTTTAGGAATTGGGAAACGGAATTAAGCAACTCCGCTATGTCTTGCTTATCCTGAGCGGCTTCGGCGTCGATGGTTGAGTTTGTCTCGATGTCGATCTTGTATGAACGGAGTTTATCGTCACGGAGGAGTTTCAACACCACTTCCCAGCTCGGAGCTGCTATGGCTTTTTCGACCTCTGGGGGAGGTGGCTCGGTCGGTTGTGTTTGCGCCTGTTGAAGGGCGAGTTGGATTTTCTCCTTATCCGCCTCGAACATCAGCGGAAGGCCAGTCATGGCTGCGATGGTCTTGTCGTCGAAAGAGGTAACAGCGATTTCCAGCATAATGGCCAAAGCGTCACGGCAATAGCGCTGGACCTCCTTTTGCATCTTCTTGAGTCGCAAACTTCCCCATTGGTTTTTGATATTCTGCGCCGTTGCGGTTTCGGAGGCTACAGAAGCTCCACGAAGGATGTCGGAGATGCCGGTGATTTCATAAATGACTTGTTTAATCCGCTCTCGATCGGAGAATAGGTTTTGCGCCGTGGTTGAAAGCTCCTGTAAAGGCATGAACCAGAGCATCTTGTCGATAGTGCTGCCGTCTGGCATGGAGCTCATGTTTTCGACCGGCGTGAAGGTATTATCTTCCGCCATAAGGACTTTTTCAATCCCCTCGATAGTGCTGTTATACATCCCGCGAACCTTCATGGCTTTTATGATTGCCTTAAGCCGGCGGGTAACTTCGTTCAGTTCTTGGGCTTGGGATTTGTAAACCTCATATAAAGGTGTTGGGACTAAAGTCGTGATTTTGCGGAATAGATTGAGAGGCTTTGGGATAGGGTAGAAGTTTACAAGTTCTAAAGGGTCTTCCGTCCAGCGTAAAACGCCGTCAGGGAAGATTGCAGAGATGAAGAACATGGTCCGAGTGTTTTTATCCCAGATTTCATATACCTTGGCGAGTTTTACGCCCGAGCGTTGTTCGCGGGTTTCGGTCTTGTCGTTGGACTCGTCCCCATCCTCTGCGAGATTGCTGAAATCTACGCCCTGAGCGTCGGGGAAGTTTTTCGCCACCTCCTCTCGCGTCATGTCCCACTCGAAGCCGATCCAAGGGACTTTTTTCCAAGTCCGCGCATAGCCGTGGATGAACTTGTCCCACCGAACCGCCTCGGCGTAAACACCTTCTCCTGCGTAAGATTTGTCCTCCATGTATTTGAAGCGGTTAAGCCCGCGATTGGTTACAATAACGTCGAGAACGGCGGCCTGAGTCCCCTCGTCGAAGCTATCGCAGGTTGCAGACTCGCTTTCTAGGAGATATTTCAATAGCCGAGTAGAAACCTCTGCCGCGACCTTGGCTACAGGGTCTGGATCTTTGTATTTCCGCGTGACGATAGGAATGGGCTTGGCGTTGTAAAGCGCGGGTTGAAGGACTTCGACGTTGGAGTATAAGATATTAAACGGGACTTGTTCCGGATGCTTGGCTTCGTAAATATCGACAGACTCCTGTCCCGCCTTGCGATAGGCCTTTTCGCGCTTTAAAGCGTCAGAGATTTCCGCCATCCATTTCTTGTGAAAATCCTTACTTTTATCTGTTCCGTTTTCTTCAAGCATTTTCTATTTCCTTCAATATACGAGTTTGACGGCTTCGCTCTATAAGCTGATTTACCGTCATTTGATTTGGGAGTAGGGGCATTTGCAGTCCTTGTGCAATGACTGGAGGGGCGGGCTTCCAAGGACGGGACATGCAGGCGTAACGAAGCTCGTCCGCCGCGTGATCTTCTGCATCGGTATCGAGGTCCTCGATGTTCTTTTCTTCATGCTGGAGAGTAGGAAGGGTTCGGATGGTATCTTCGCACTGGTCGGAGAAATACAGCATCGGAACTCCATCTTCGCCGGCAAGTCGTTGTCGCACGGCTTCCCAACCTGCTTGGCGTTTGTTATCCGCCCGCCGCCAGCGGCATTTAGCCATACTTTCGGCGATGGAGGGTCCGCCGTTACGTATGAAGATTGCAGGGTCGGCAACTGCGTAGCGGATGCGCTCACCCTCTTCCATTTGAAGTATGCCGTCGGAGATACGAACTCCGCCCTCTGTTACGCCTTCTTGAACTTCTCTAGCAGTCATTTTCAAGCCGATGTTTGGGCCCTTGGCTCCATACCATTCTCGGTATTTGAAGATAGCTCCATGTGGGAGGGGGTTTTCGCGAGGCCAAAGTCCATCGCATATCGCATACCATCCGACTGAAAACGGTCGGGCGGAACCCCAATCGAAGGATCGGAACCGGATAGTCTGCGGAGTAATGGATGAAATGATTGAGTTTGGTTTAACGTGAAGGGCTTCGCTAAATTCGTCGAAAAAGGCCCCATCCACAATGTCCCAATTACCTTCCAGCCATGCCTTGACTAGCTGCTCCGAACCGGACTGTCGGAGGCGTAGGACGTAAGTCGGGTCGTTTCGGATTAGTAAGACGTTATCGCCGAGTTTCGACGGGATGAAGACTCTTTCGAGTTTGACAGTTTGCTTAACCCCGTCGACCTCAATATCGCACTCCTCCGCTATGACCTTAAACCCTGTTTTGCAGGGGTCGATGTAACGCTTTTTCACCCAGTTATGCCCAGGACCTCCAGGATTACCAGTAAGCCGCATACCGACAGGAACACCAGTGCCAGATCGAAGAGTAGCGCGCAGCTTATCAATAGGAGATGATGAAGGGAAGTTGGTGACCTCCTCCACGTAGACTCGGGTGTAGTTATGTCCTTGGTATTCTTCCGCATCGGAGTCTCTTTCTAAATAGACGAACTTAAGCCGAGCGCCATTTCCCATCCGCCACTCAGCTTTTTGTTCGTTATACTTCGCGCCGAGTTTTGGAAATATCTGCTTCGTCCGAGCGATGACTTCGGCAAGCTGCTTGAATTTCCGCCGGACGAAGATGCCAACCGCGCCTTCGCCGTATTCGGAGGAGTGTTGCAGCCAGTCGCCGATGGAGGATTCTGTCTTCCCGCCGCCTCGAGCCCCACCGTAAAATACCTCAAATATCGGGCATTCTAGCAACGAGGTTTGAGGTCCGGGCTGCGGGGACCAAAGGACAGTAGGCTCATTCATCTGGAGCAATCGGCATAGCGGCTGGTTGCTCCAACGGATCGCGAGTAGTGGTGGAGGTGAAGGCTTTATGCTCAATCGTATGCCCGTCGCCTCCGCCGTGAGACTTCGCCCAGTCGGTGGAGTTAAGTGCCTTCGGCGGAAGTGCGACTACGAAGTTGTTTTGGATAGCGGTATTCGAGCCTGTTTTTGCGCCGAAGCCCAGAGCCTTCATCGAAATATCATAAGCCTTCAACGCCACATCGACATTCTGTGTTAGAGCAAGCTTCTCCCCAATCACATCAAGCGCCTGCATCGCGACTCCGGTCATCCGCTCCTCCAGAGTCGCTACGAGAAAAGGGTCGGTGAGCTCCTCCCTCCGCTTCGCCAGTGCGCCTTGAAAAGCATCCGAGCCGATTATTCGGCTGACCCAAGGAACCGACACACCAAAGCGTATAGCCAGTTCATTTTGCTTAATCCCCGGCTCGGCTATGATAATATCAATCATCGCTTCGTGTGTGTAGCGGAGTTTATGCAGCCTTGGACCTTCTTGATCATACCCTTTCGCAGCCGCAAGGCCTTGATACCGCTCACTATCAAGCGAGTAATACTCTTTCTTCGGTATAAACCCTTCTGGAACTTCTGTCATAACTACCTCTATATCGCCGACCTATTCCTCCACCCCTGCCATTTCCCGCCCGATCCGTCAAGCCCCTTGTCGAAGCCCCGCTTTTCCCGACCCCTAGCAGTTATCCCTTCCAAACTGCTATCACATTCATACCTGCTTTTGGCTGGATTGAGGTAGCAGTTTGGATCGAAGAGACGCGCAGGGAGCTACTATGC